CCTATTGTCAATCCGTCAAGGTAACATCCAACAAGTATTTCCAGAACTATTCTCATCAGAATTTCCAAAGCCTATGGTGGCTAACTTCATTGACGTTGCTGCTCGTGACGTAGCAGAAGTTATTGCTCCACTACCTGCTTTTAACTGTGATACAACAGATGCTATTTCTGACCGTGCTCGTAAGCGTGCTGATAAGCGCACACTGATTGCTGCTGGTTACCGTGACTCATGTAACCTTCAGACACAGATGTACACAGGTGCTGACCGCTACTTAACCTACGGTATGCTCGCATTTGTTATTGAGCCAGACTTTGAAAACAATCGTCCAATGATTCGCATGGACAACCCAATTGGTGCTTACCCAGAGTGGGACCGTTTTGGTAAGTTGCTTTCATACACACGTCGTTATCAAAAGACTGTTCGTGAACTTTGCAATGAGTTTCCTGAGCATGAGCCAGTTATTCGTGGCCCTTATGAGCAACGTGGTTCAGAGCGTATGCTTGAACTATTTCGTTATGTAGATAAAGATGAAACAATTCTTTTCATCCCAGAACGTAAGAACTTAGTTCTTGACCGCGCTAAGAACTTTATTAATGAGATTCCTGTAGTTATTGCTGTACGCCCTGGCATTGACTCAGATGAAAACCAACGTGGTCAATTTGATGACATTATGTGGGTACAAGTAGCACGTTCACGTTTTGCAACACTTCAGTTAGAAGCCGCACAGAAATCAGTACAGGCTCCATTTGCTCTTCCTTCTGACGTCAACGTACTTGAAATTGGACCAGACGCAACTATCCGTTCTGCTAACCCAGAGAAGATTCGTCGCGTAGAATTAAATATTCCTAATGGAATTTTCCAAGAGTCAGCACTTCTTGACCAGGAACTACGTGTAGGTTCACGTTATCCTCAAGGCCGTCTAGGACAGCAATCAGGTTCTATTGTTACTGGTCGTGGTGTAGAAGCACTCATGGGTGGATTTGATACTCAAGTTAAGACAGCACAGGCTGTATTTGCTGAGACATTCCGCCACGTTATGCGTTTATGCTTTAAGATGGATGAAGAACTATTTGGTGATGTTGAAAAGGAAGTACGCGGTGTTAACGCTGGCGCTCCTTACGAAATCACATATACAGCAAACAAAGATATTAATGGTGATTACTGGTGTGATGTTTCATATGGCATGATGGCTGGACTTGACCCTAACCGTGCTCTTATCTTTGGACTACAAGCACGTGGAGATAAGTTAATCTCTCGTGACTTCCTACGTCGTCAGATGCCTTGGGAAATGAACGTAACAATGGAAGAAGAAAGAGTTGAGGTTGAAGGACTACGCGATGCTCTAGTAGCAGCGGTAACTTCTTATGCTCAAGCAATTCCTTCTCTTGCTGCACAAGGTCAAGACCCATCAAGAATTATCAACTCAATTGCAGATGCAATCAAGGGCCGCATGGCTGGAGATAACATTGAAGATGTTATTGCTTCCGCATTTGCACCACAAGTTTCCCCTGAAGTTGCAGCCGCTGGTGAGGCACAAGCCCCAGGACAGGTTCCTCCAGGGGAGCCTACTGGCGCACCGCAAGGTGGCGCACCAATGCCTGCTGGTGGACAACCACAAGGTTCAGCACTACAGAACCTATTAGCAGGAATTAACTCTTCTGGAGCACCGCAACTAGCGGCATCAGTTTCCAGAAGGCAAGCAATATAAACGCGTTTTGCTTGTCGTAAACTAATCCTATAGGAGAATAACAAATGGCAACAATGAAGTCATCATTGACTACAAAGGTTCCTTCACCTGCAAATCAAGGTGGACATGGTTCCTCTAATGCAACAACACAGAAGACTGGTATCCAATCAAAGGCTGGCGCTTCAAAGCCAAAGCCATCATCCATTCTTTTCACAAAGCAACCTTCAGGCACACGTGGTTCAGGTACCACTGCTGGAAAGCCAATGAAGTAAAAAATTGAATATTGACGACGAGGGCAAGATTGCTACGCGGATAACCAAGTACGACATCTACGCCCTCGTTGTTGAAACAGCCGCCGATATATTAGTTGATATAGCAGGCGCACTTTCTGTAGCAAGTCAGATGCTACAGACCCACGCAAGTTTCGTGGAAGATAAAGAAACATTCCACGAGTATGCAACCCGAACCATTGAGACATTACAAGAAGGAGAGTGACAATGCCAGCCCCAAAAAAGCCAGCAACAACACCTTCGCTCCCAGGTGCTAATAGCACACGAACCGATGGCGGAATCGCATCAAAGCAAGCACAACGGTATATTTCTGGTATGCCTAATTACGGTGATGGACAACAGGTAATGGATATTCAAGGTGGAGCACCTATGGCTGCAGCGCCTGCTGTTCCAACACTTCCATTGACATCTTCTGCTGGAGATGGACAATCTGTTCAACCAGCCGTTACCCCGCTTACAGCACCAACACAACGTCCTTTTGAGCCTGTAACTGCTGGCTCACCACTTGGAGCAGGCCCAGGACCAGAAGCATTAAATCTTGGCGCACCTGATATCACACAATATCAAACAGTTAGAGAAGGATTGCAAGCATATGCTGCACATCCTGACGCTTCCCCTGCCGCAAGATATTTAGCACAACGTATTAATCAGGTGTACTAATGGCAGGTAACGTTAATAACGTTAATCAAGTACTAGCAAATAACCCTTCAATGGTTAACTCTCCTAGTCTTGTAAATGATGCGCTTAACTCATCTAACCCAGATGCTGCTGCGACAGCACTATCTCAAGCCTCAACTGGTGTGGCATTACAGCAATCGCTTCAAGATGACCAAGCAACACATGGTTCTGAAAATATATGGCAACGTGTATTTGGTGGAGCCGCTAAGGCTGTAACAAATAGCCTTGCTTGGCTTGGTAAGCCACTACAAGAAGTGCAACGTGATTATAAATTTATTCACTCTGTATACACACGTCATGGTATTTTTAATGGCTTTATGGCTACTGCTGGAGTTATCGGTGGTGGAACGCTTGGTGCATTCTTTGGTCCAGAAGGAGCCGTAGCAGGTGCCGATGTTGCTGCATCTATTGAGCGTAACCTATTGACTCGCTTTGGTTCTTCATACCGCGATTCTCTTAATGATTCAAATGACCCAAACTATAAAGTTTCATTTGGTCGCGATTTTGCAAATGCTTTATCTCAAGTCCCAGGAATGGGTGACTTACGTAATACCGATAAAGGATTAGGTAAGGTAATTTCTGGTGCTGGAGATATTGCATTTGACTTTAACTTTGACCCAATAAATGTTGGATTCAAAACACGCTCTAATATTCAGCAAGGTAAGTACCTTAAGACTGAAGATGGTAAAGTTATTACAACCCTCAAGGGTCCATTCAGAGCGCTTAATGATGCTACCCAAGGTTTCTTTGAGCGTAACAGCCTGAAAATTTATTCACCAGACCAACTTGATTCTCTTTATCAAGCAGGTAAAAACCCAAACATTGCTGATGTATTAACAGGTAATAGTGGTAAGCGTTATGTTCGTGCGCTAGAAGACATTAAGAATATTATTAACAAGGCTGATTCTCCTGAACTTGCATCGGGAGACATTGCCCTTAAGTATCCTGGTCTTCAAGGAATGACAAAATATTTGACAAAACCAATGGCCGAAGTTACCACTGATGATTTACATAAAGTATTTCTTTCCACAACCCATGATGTAGAAATGATGAAAAACTTCTCTATTAATGGAGCCTCAATGGTTCCAAGTAGAACAGTTCTTCGCGCAGCCGCTTCTAGTGCTGCGGACAAGTTACGTCAATGGGATGCCAATGATGAACTATACCTACGTGGAAATCAAGCAAATTTCTTCTTACCTCGTAAGACACAAAAGTTAGTTATTAATGAAAAAGGCGAAGTCGTTAATACTAAAGAAGAACAAACTATTCTTCCAGTAGCACTGCGTCCTTTTAGCGGAGATGCTTGGAAATCTGCCCTTGCTGGCAAAGTTCGTACATTTTCTGGTTACTTGCCATATACAATTGATAGCAAAACACTAGACCTTTCTAATACAAAATTTGACCCTTCGGACCCAGCATCTGCAACTTCTATTTATCGTATTGCTAGATTTTCTTTATCTGACCAAATGGCTCGTCAAAAAACTACAGAGTTCATGCTTGGCAATGTAAGCGAAAAGAAAGATGTTAATTCA